ACAACCGATGTAACATTGAAAGTTACATGCGACATAACAACGCAGAATGAACCCCGCTTGACAGGTGCGTGCCTTCGGCGCACAGTCTGCGCATGAAGCTAGACACATGGATGACAGAAACAAACACCAGGCAGCAGACGATTGCGGATGCAATCGGGCTGCACAGGGCGTCAATCTCAAGGCTCCAGAATGGCGAAACGTTCCCGGAATGGGACACGGTGCACGCCATCCGGGAACTCACAGGCGGGCTTGTCACGGAAGCTGACTGGTACGCCGCATGGAAGGACAAGAAATGCAAGCGCAAGCGATGATGGGGGATTTCGATGTACACGCGGGGACAGACGGACATTTCATGGACGGCCTACCGTCTTTTTTGCGACGGCCTTTCGACCATGCAAATCACGGAATTGATGATCGAGCTTGGGTACGGTGGCTCCAAGCCATTGACCGAAGCCCGCATTTACAACGCGCTCGCGAAAGCGCGGGAACAGTTTTACGGACAGGCGTCCAAGCCTGCCGTGGAATCGGCTTCACGATTGGAGCCGGAATTACCAAACGGAAGGACAGAATCATGAACATCCTCAGCTTGTTTTCAGAAAAATACGACGCCCTCAACAAATCCGAGGGCCGAGTGACGGAGGTCAAGGGCCGCTATCATCGCCTTTCCCATCAGAACGGGCTTATTGAATTGTCGTTCAACTTGGCCCCGGACCAGAGGGCGTCATTTGACGCCAGATCAGCAGCGGTTGAAAGCGCCATGCACAAGGCGGTCAGCGCAGCCACAGACACGCTCAACGCCAAGATTGCAGAAGCCAAGCGTGAAGCGGAAGCCGTTGTCGCCCAAGCCAGGGCGAAATACGACGCGGACCTTTTTGCATTGTTCTCGGAGTACGGTCGCATCCCAAGCCGGGAAGAACTCATCACGAATGATACGCCAGTCGGTCACGTTGTCCGGCTTCCGGAAAGCGCGATCATCCCGGAAAAAGCGGTCGATTTGAAGCAGGTTGTTAACGTTAAGAAGTAACGTTACCTGAACCGCAGGCGGCATCCCCCCACGAACCCCCGCCTGTGAGGCCCGGACTGACTCCCCCAGCCAGTGCCGGGCCACCTATTTTCCGGAGACACCATGAAGCGCAAACAACCCGAGCGCACATTTCAGACGGATCTGTGCCGCTTCTTGGATGTCGCGTTGCCCCCGGGCGCTTGGTACTCAGCCATCCCCGGCGGAAACCGTTCCGTCACGACGACGCCCGGCTATCGATCGGGAACACCCGATTTACTCATCGTTTACAAGGGCCGTGCAATCTTCCTCGAATTGAAAGCCCCGAAGAATTACGCGACTGCGTTGCAGCGTGGCATTCATGCCGACCTGATGCTGGCGGGGGCGGTTGTGCATACGGTGCGCGATATCGGTGCCGCTTATGAATTCCTCGTGCAGTTCATCCCATTGAAAGGAAAGCCACAATGATGATCGACGTCACTGCCGCCCTGATGGGCGACCCCTCAACCGCCTTCAGGCGCAACCCGTCCCGGATCGAGATGATTCGTGACTGTCATGAAATCAAATGGGGACGAACGAAGTTGCCGGCCGTCTCCAAGCGCAAGCGATACGTGAAAACCTCGATCATGTGGACCATGAAGCCCGGGGACAAGCTGTTGCGGGAAACCAAGGGCAAGGCCGTCTATCTGTACCAGAAGCTCGTCAGGCACGGTTTTTTTGCAGAGATGGAAAAGAACCGGGATGGCGCTGGGTACTTCGTAACGCGCACCGCTTGAGATGGTTCCGTGAACGTAGTAAACAGAGATTGCCGGGACAGCGATTTGGCCATCGTTTCCCGTACCGCCTTCAACGGTGGGATTACCGGCATCCATACAACCTTTGAAGGGGGTTAAACTTGGCTCGTATACGTACCATCAAACCAGAATTCCCGCAGTCCGAATCAATGGGCCGTGTGTCGCGAGACGCGCGTCTTTTGTTCATCCAGATTTGGACCATATGCGATGATTCCGGGATTACTCGCGCGGCCTCGCGAATGCTCGCGAGCCTTCTTTTCCCCTATGATGATGATGCTCCGAGCCTTCTCGACGGGTGGGTTGACGAGTTGGAGCGCGAGGGCTGCATTGTCCGATATCAGGTTGATGGCGCGTCCTACATCAAAGTCCAAAAATGGGCGGATCACCAACGAATTGACAAGCCTTCAGCGTCCAAATTCCCGCAATTCGTGGAAGGCTCGCGAGTGTTCCCGGAGTCCTCGCGAAAAGTAGTTCAGGACCAAGGACCAAGGACCAAGGACCAAGGAAGGGATCAAGGAGGGGACGCTCGCGAGAAAGTTCGCGAGACGCCCAACCCAGAACCCCTTCCCCCCAAAGCCACTTTAAAAACCTCGAAGGGCACGCGGTGGCCCCCGGACGCCGTTGTGCCTGAAGACTGGATCGACAGCGGTGCCAGGTGCCGCGCCAATCAGGGCTTTCCGGAAATCGACCTTCGGGCCGAGGCGTTCAAGTTCGCGAATTATTGGGCCTCGAAAGCCGGGGGCGGTGCCACCAAACTCGACTGGAAAAAGACTTGGCTCAATTGGTGCATTTCGGTAAAAGGAATTTCAAATGGCTCAGGATTTAACGGAAAGAAATCCCAACTCGAACAGCTCGCCGACATCGTGGCGGAAGATCGTGCGGCATCCGTCTTCGACCACTGACATCGCGAAGATGGTGGCCCGTGCGGTGGCGAATTACGGCGAGCGCCGGGGCGTTGACATGCGGCTGCTGACGGCGGAATGGCACGCCACGCTTGGGGCCTATCCGATTGATCGAATCGACCGTGCGCTTTCGGAGCATGTCCGGACCTCGACCTACTGGCCGACCGTTGCGAACCTCGTGGACCTGATGCGCGAGGAAACCCCCGCTCCCGGCCTTCCGGCGCATCGTGAAGCTCCAAGGCAGTTCGAGCGGGACGGACGCACCGAAGCCGAGGAAATCGCCTTCAGGGCTGCCCAGACGCTGAAATGGAAACAGGAATCCGGCTTCGGGAAATTCATTGACCCGATCGAGGAAAAGCAGCCCCCCAATCCTGCCAGCCAGGCGCAGACGGTGGGCTATGAACTCGCCCGCTCCTGTGCGGTCCGTCGCACGAAGGGCTGGCTGACATGCGAGCCGAATTGCAGTCGGCAGAATTGTGATTTGAGGGCCGAGCGATGAACACGCAGCCCCTCAACCCCATCCCCGCCCCAGCCCTCACCGACCTCGAGCGCAAGCTGTTCGATACGCTCCGCCGCAACGCGGAACGCCCGATGGCGCTGCACGACATCATGGCCGGCATGTACGGCCCGGATGACGCGACAAGCCGCGTGCAGAAGATCATCGATGTCATGGTGCACAAGCTGCGCAAGAAGCTGGCCGGGACGGCGTGGTGCATCGAGACAACACGCGGATTTCGCAGGCTCACGACAAGCCCGGTAAACCGTGATATGACACAGACGAAACCGCAGGATTGACGACATGCCAGCCATTTTCGGGACCAGCACGGTCCAGGCCCAAAAGACGGCCACCATCATCCGCCCCGCCAACACCACCACCTACACGGCGAACACCGCGTGGAACACCTCGGCGACCAGCGCCCTTTGCGTGCCGGTGCCGATTCTCGGCTGTGCCCGTCCGGGCGTGGCGAATGGTTGCCTCATCCAGCAGATCGACATTTTTTCGAGCGCCAACCAGTCCACGAAGCTCAACGGCATCCTGTGGCTGTTCAACCAGCCCCCGGTCACGCCAATCGGCGACAACGCGACCTTCACGCTGTCCGCCGCCGACTTCGCGAACGTCACGGGCAACATGCAGGGCTTTGCCTTCACCATGACGAACACGCAGGCGGCGGCCGCCGGCAACGCTGGGATCAGCCTGACGGGCGTGACCTTCCACGCGCAGACCTTCCAGCCGACCACGCCTAATCCGGCATCAGGAGCCCTATACTGCGCAGTACAGGTGGTAAACGCCTATGTTCCGGTATCCGGTGAGGCTTTGACGATTACCCTCCACACGCTCGACCTGGACGGTTGCTGACGCCATGCCGTTTCCGCAGAACACGCTTGCAAGTCGTAAGGCTGTCATGGCGGCCAGCCTGTTCAACCATTCGCGGGTGCATGACGGCCTGAGCTTCAATGCGGCGACGCAGCAGGTCATCCTCAAGCCCACGGGCAGCCAACCGACATTCTCGACGCTGACGATCGCGTTTGCGTTCACGGGTGGCAACCAAAGCGTGTTTCGCGGCCCGTCAGGGTTGCTTGTAGCGTCAACCACGAACACACCCCGGGTTGAGTTTGACCCCACGGGGGCGTTGTTGGGGCTGTTGATAGAGGCTGCCCGTACGAACCAGTTGTTGCAGTCCCGCGACTTCACAAACGCTTCATGGGTCAAAGTCACCATGACGGCCGCGAAGGACCAGACAGGCGCGGACGGGACGGCTAATGGCGCATCATCGCTCACGGCAACCGCCGGCAACGGAACGGCATTGCAGACCATTGTTCAGGCGGCGGTCAATTCCACGCTGTCTTTCGACATCCAGCGCATTACCGGAACGGGGACAATCGGCATCTGCCAGGACGGCGTGACGTTTACGGACGTGACATCGCAAATCAACTCGACCGGCTTCACCCGTGTCACCCTGACGGCCTCGCAGCTAAATCCCGTCCTCGGGATACGGCTTGGAACGAACGGTGACAAGATTGCCGTGGACTTCGGGCAGTTCGAGGCGGGCGCGTTTGCATCGTCTCGCATCCCCACCACCACAGTAAGCGTAGCCCGCACAGCTGACTCATGCATCCGCACTCTTGCCTCTGAGTTCAGCGCGACGGCTGGAACTGTTGTTGTCGCGGGAAGGGCAAGCGGCGGGCAGGATGCGGCGAACCCGCAATTCGTCTGGGATTTCAACGATACGACCGCCGGCAACAGGTTTTTCATGAGCCGCCTTGCTGCCCTTGATACCGCCCGCTACAACGTGACGACCGCCACAGTCGGCCAAGGGCCGATTGACGGGACGTTCGTCAACTCCACGAACTTCAAGGCCGCAGCGACATGGGCTGCAAACGACCTCGCCTTGTCATTCAATGGCGGTGCAGTCGGCACGGATACGTCGGCTACGCTTCCGACCGTGACGAAACTTGAACTTGGATCCGAACTCAGCGTGAACCAGGGCAACTGCTATATCCGCACATTCGACTACTACCCGACCCGTCTGCCCAATACCTTCCTGCAATCCGCCTCCACATGACATTTGCAACCGTTGGTTAATTCCCCTATCTTTCCCTCACAAACCGGACAAGCACGATGAAATCGCGTCACAGGTCACACGGCAAGGGCAACGCGCCAAGCAAGGCGACAGCGCACAGCCACACGAACAGCGGACACGCTAAACTGCCGATGGGACAAGGCAAGAAAGCAAACGGCGCGAAGGCCTATGCGAGCGTCGCGCAGCGCAACATCAAGCCGTATGACATCAAGCGTTCCATCGCGATGCCGAAGGCTGGCCCGGATGACCGGACACTCGCCCGCCCACGCCGTTCACCGGCCTACAAGCCGAACCCAAGCACAAGGAATTAACACATGAGCAAGTTCAATTACGGCGATAAAGCCCGTGCCGGCGGCAAGAAGTCGGACGGCTATGGCGGGAAGATGGGATCAGGTGGCAAGGGTGGCAAGGGCGGCAAGGCTGCATCGTCCATGCCGGGCCCTATCGACCCGCGCAAGGTGGATGGCAAGGTTGCCCGCTCAAACCGGATGTACACGCCGGCAGAAAACAAGCCGAAGGCGAAAAACAACAAGCCGCCGAAGATGATCGAGAAGGACACGAAGACCTTCCTGCGCCCCGGCTTCGACCACAAGCGCGGCACCATCAGCCCGTCGCCATCCATGTCGGCCACCCATGACCAGGGTACAAGCTCGTACATGGGCAACGAAGCGGCGACACCCACGGGCAGCCGTCCGGGTCCGTCCCGTTATCCGCTGTCCAGTTCGGCGCCGGTCAATCCGCACATGATCCGGCCCGCTCCGGATCCGTTGAAATAAACTAGGGGAATCTAGGGCATGTCCGAAGCCAAGGCGAAGGGCGTCGGAAACAGAGGGGCAGGACGCCGAGCAGGGGTGCCGAACAAGACAACGGCACTCCTGAAAGACATGATCCTTCAGGCTTTGTCAGAGTCCGGAGGGATTGAGTACCTCAAAAAGCAGGCTGAAGAAACGCCCGCAGGCTTTATGACCCTCTTGGGCAAGATACTGCCAACACAAGTTACCGGGGCTGACGGAGGCGCTGTGAAGGTGGAACAGGTTCAAGTCAATGTCATCGACCCTAACCCTGAACATAGCCCGCGCGTTCAAGCCACTCCTGTACCCAAGCCGGTATAAGGGCGCACACGGCGGGCGCGGCTCGGGCAAGTCGCACGTCTTCGCAGAATTGCTCGTCCTCGCCTGCCTGCAACACAAGGGACACCGCGTCCTGTGCGGCCGCGAAGTGCAGAAGTCCCTGAAGGAATCGGCCAAGCGGCTCGTGGAAGACAAGATCGAGCAACTCAAGGCCCCGGGCTTTCGCGTCATGCAGGACCGGATCGAGACGCCAGGCGGGGGCGTCATCATCTTCCAAGGCCTTGCCGAACACACGGTCGAGAGCGTCAAGTCATTCGAGGGCTTTGACAAGTTTTGGTGCGAGGAAGCGAACCGCCTGAGCCAACGCAGCCTCGACCTGATCCGCCCGACCTTACGCAAGGCCGGCAGCGAGCTTTGGTTTAGCTGGAACCCCTTCCGCAAGTCCGACCCTGTTGACGCGCTCCTGCGTGGCCCTGCCGCCAAGGAACTCGGGGCCGTCGTGGTGCAGGCGAATTGGCGGGACAATCCGTGGTTTCCGGGCGTGCTTCAGGACGAGCGACGCTTTGACGAGGCCCACAGCCCAGAGACGTATCAGCATGTCTGGGAGGGGCAATACGCATCGGTCGTCAAGGGCGCGTATTACGCGAACTGCCTTGCAGAAGCCCGTCAGCAGGGGCGGATCTGCAATGTGCCGATCGACCCGATGCTTGAGATACGCACATGGTGGGACCTCGGGGTAGAAGACAGCATGGCAATCTGGGTGGGCCAATGCTCGGCTCGAGCGGTCGCAGTGCTGGACTACATCGAAGGCCAAGGCCAGCCGCTCAGCTATTACGTTAACGAACTGCGTGCGCGCGGTTACGGCAACAGCCTGTGCGTGCTGCCGCATGACGGGGCAAGGCGTGACAGTGTGACGGCGATCAAGTTCGAGGATCATCTGAAGGACGCAGGATTCAGGGTGCGGACCGTCGCAAACCAGGGCAAGGGTGCAGCCATGCTCAGGATCGAGGCTGCCCGCCGCATGTTCCCGCGTATCTGGTTCAATGAGGCGACCACGGTTTCAGGGCGTGAGGCGCTTGGCGCGTATCACGAAAAGCGGGACGACAACCGACAGGTAGGGCTTGGCCCGCTGCATGACTGGTCGAGTCATGCATCCGACAGTTTTGGGCTCATGTGCGTGGCCTCTGAAGGCCCCAAGCACATGAAGGCCAAGCCGGCCGAGCGGTTCAGCATCCAGCTCGGGCAAGGCGGGTCAACCTCTGATTCGGGGGGATGGCTTGGCTCATGAAATACCGTGAATTCAGGTTCTACAGCCCGGAGCGGGACGAGCGGTGTTGCCGCCTCAGCGTGACGAACGATCCGCCTCCGGGCAAGAACCCGGGCGAATACTACATCATCCTGAACGCCATGCCGGGACGGGACGCTCAGGGCATGAATTGGCGGAAGCGTCGCGAGCAGGCGTTAACTGTGATATCAGAGGCGATAGACGCAGGCTGTGACCCGGGCGAAGTGTGGCAGGACGAGGAAGGCTATGCGTACACGATTGACCCGCAGGAAGAATGGAGAGGGGCCTACAACTGATGAGTAACGCGCACGATTGGGGCATTCTCGTTCAAGCCCCGCTGAATGGTCTGTGGTGCCGGAAATGCGGGTACAGCCAGGCATCGGACATGGCGGCCAAGGATTGCAGCGGCTCGACCCCGACCGGCAAGGTTTTGAGCGTGGACGTGAACTGGACGAACAGCCCGGTTCAGATGGCAGAGTTGCAGATGCAGGCGATGGACGCAGCGGTTGAGCTGCTGGCAGGGGCAACGGTGCAGTAATGGCGCAGGATCCGCTCAAGCCGAAACAGGACGACAAGATCAAGCTCCCCAAGATCAGCGCGGGCATGAACAAGATGCCCCCGAAGCCAACACGGGCTGATGCGGAAGCGAAGGACTATGACGGCCCGGGAGGGGATGAGCCGGAGCGGGATGACGACAACGACCAGCCAGATGAGATGGACCCGAACGAAAACCAGGCGGGCGACATTGACGACGAGGACAAGGCCGAATTCCTGAACAAGGTGCGCAAGCGGTTTGAACGCTGCGTGAAGGCCGAGAGTGACAACCGTGCGGCCGGCTTGTCGGACATCAAGTTCAAGCGTGGCCGTCCGGAAGACCAATGGCCGTCCGACGTGCTTGCAAACCGCATGAGCGACCGCAGGCCAGCCATTACGGTCAACAAGATTCCAACCTTCGTGCATCAGGTGACGAATGACCTCCGACAGAACCGACCGTCTATCGTGTTCAGTCCAGTGGGAGACAAGGCAGACCGAGATGCTGCAAAGGTCTTCCGAGGCATGGTCCGCGCTATCGAGCGGGACAGTGCTGCTGACATCGCCTACGACACGGCCGTTGAAAGTGCTGTTGTCAACGGATGGGGATGGATCCGCATCCTTACCGAATTCGAAAGCGAAGACAGCTTCGACATGACGATCAAGGTGAGCCGTGTACGCAACGTGTTCAGCGTGTACGCGGACCCCGACCACCAGGAGCCGGACGGCGCCGACATCAAGTATGGCTTTGTGACGGAAATGATGCCGCGCGAGGAATTCAAGGAAACCTATCCCGACTGCGACGACCCGGCGAACTTCGTGCAATCCGGCATTGGCGATGCGTTCAAGGAATGGGCGGACAACGATAACGTCAGGATTGCCGAATACTTCGAGATCGAGCATGAGACCAAGACGCTCGTGAAGCTAGAGAATGGGCACGTTGGCTATTACGACGATCTGCATGACGACGTGAAGGAAGCCATCGAAGCCAATCCCGACATGATCGTTGACGAGCGCGAGACGCAGGTTCCGAAGATCATGTGGTACAAGGTGACGGCGCTCGACATCGTGGATAAGCGCGAATGGCCGGGCAAGTGGATCCCGTTCGTCAAGGTGATCGGCGACGAGACGGACGTGGAGGGGAAGGTCGAGTACGCGGGTATCGTGCGCCACATGAAGGGCGCTCAGACGATGTACAATTACTGGCGCACGAAGCAGACGGAAGCCATCGCACTCGCCCCCAACGCCCCTTGGGTGGGCGAGGAAGGGCAGTTCGAAGGCCACGAAGATGAATGGCGGATGGCGAACACCCGCCCGCAGGCCGTCCTGCAATACAAGGGCACGGCGGTATCCGGCCATCCCATCCCGCCACCACAACGCATTGCGTTCGCTGAAATCCCGGCGGGCTTTGTCAACGCGGTCGAGGGCGCGAATCAGGACATGCAGGGCACGTCCGGCATTCGGTTCGATGCCACGAAGAACGAGCGGCTGAATGACGAAAGCGGTATTGCCATCAAGGAATTGCGCCGATCGACAGACATCGGCTCGCTGCACTATGGCGACAATCTCGGCCGCAGCCTGAAGCATTTGGGCCGCATGTACCTGGACCTCATCCCGAAGATTTACACCCGCAAGCAGGTTGTGACGATCATTGGCGAGGATGACAAGGAAAAGCGCGTCACGATCGACCCGCACGCTCCGAAGGCTTATGCGGAACAGCAGGGCGCGGACGGCAAGACGGAAATCATCTTCAACCCGAAGATTGGCAAGTACGGCATTCAGGTCACGCTTGGGCCGTCCTATGCAACCCGTCGCATCGAGAACGCGGACAAGATGATTGAACTCACGAAGGCCATGCCGAACGCAATGGCAATGGCGGCCGATTTGATCGTCAAGAACCTTGAGTTTGATGATGCGGACGAACTGTCCCGCCGTCTGGCGGCCACGCTGCCGCCGCACCTGTTGGCTCCGGAAATGAAGGACATGCCACCACAAGCGGCCGCGATGCTGAACAGCCTGCAAAGCCAAGTTCAGCAGCTCGAGCAGGAAAAGCAGCAGATGGGCATGGCCTTGCAGTCCAAGCAGGCTGACCGTGCAATCGCGCAGGACAAGATCGACAAGGACTTCGAGGCGAAGCTCTTGACGGTTGCACAGAAGGCGGAAAGCGACTTCCAGGGCAGGCTGAACGATCAGTTGAACAAGCTCATGGACACCATCGCCCAGCGAATGCAACCGCAAGGACAGCAGCCACTTGGCGGAAACGGTTAATTGCGGTACAACGTGCATTACTGTTCATGCGCACAGGTGAAAAGCGCAACCGACCGGGCGAACCCGGGCTCCCACAGATAGGCATAACCGATGGTTGAATCCGTCACCAATGACACGCTTGCGCCACGTGCTGTCCCAGCCATTTCGGCTGACGGCTCAAAGCCTGATGCCGTGTTTTTGCAGACACCTGCGCAGCAGGGCGAAGCGACTGAAGCCGTAAAGACTGAACCGGCGGCCGACCCGAAGGTCGAAGCCAAGCCGGAGCGCAAGCCTGACGAGACGCCCCCGTGGATGAAACGGGAAGTTACGAAGGCGCGCAACGCGGAACGCGCGGCCCGCGAGGACGCCATCCGCTACCAGGCTGAACTCAAGGTGCTCAAGGAGCAACGCGAGGAACGCAAGGTCGAGGACGACCCGAAGCCAATCCGCTCCAAGTATTCCGACCCCGACCGCTACGAATCGGACCTTGTGGAATGGTCCGCCCGTCAGGGTGCCAAGACCGTCAAGAGCGAGATGGAGAAGCAGAACGCGCAGCGGGCCAAGGACGAGGCGGAACGCAAGCAGCGCGATTACGTGACGGGCATTCAGCAGAAGTGGCAGGACGCCCGCGAGAAGTTTGCAGCCGAGAACCCGGATTATGAAGAAGTCGCGGAAGCGGATGACCTTCAGATTTCGCAAGCCTTGGGTGTGGCTTTGCTCGAAGCGAATGACGAGACGCCCGGCGAAGGTCCAAAGCTGGCCTATTACCTCGGGCAGAACCCGGACGAGGCCGCCCGACTGTCCAAGATGAGCCCGTCGCGCGCCGCGATGGAACTCGGACGGATTGCAGCGCGGTTCGATGCCCCTGCAAAGCCTGCGCCGAACCCGAACCCGACCCCGAAAGACAAGCGGGCTCCGGCCCCGATCAACCCGGTAGGAGTGCGCGCGAACGCGACAACCGACCGGAACGACCCACGCTCATACGACATGGAAGCCCGATTGAGGCAGGTCCGGTCGAACAAACAGCCATTTTTCCCATCCCAGGCCGCACCGCCGGGAAGGTCTAACTAACGGCCCGGATGGGCTCAGGAGAACGATATGTCAACCAATAGCTTGCTGAACCCGTCGCTCATCACGAAAGAAACCCTCGTGATGCTGGAAAACAACCTCGTGATGGCCGCGAAGGTCAATCGCCAGTTTGAGAACAACTTCGTGAAGATCGGTGCGTCACTGACGATCCGCAAGCCGAACAAGTTCACGACGACCCTCGGGCCGGGCCTGTCCGTGCAGAACATCACGGAACCGCAGACCTCGATTACGATCAGCAACCAGCGTCACGTTGACTTTCAGTTCTCAAGCCAAGACCTCACGTTGACGGTCGAGGAATTCTCTGACCGCTACATGAAGCCGGCCGCAGCAGCCCTTGCGAACCAGTTGGACGTGGACGTGATGTCTCAATACATCAACGTCAACAACCATGTGGGCACGGCTGGCGTGGTTCCGGCGAACTTCCAGGCGCTTGCGAACGTTGGTCAGCGCATGGATGAAAACGCAGTCCCGCAGGACGGCCGCATCCTGATCCTGAACGCGGCCGCATACTGGACGCTCGCAAACGGCCTGATCGGCGTGTTTGTCCGTTCCGTGGCCGAGCCCGCCCTGAAAGGCTATCTCGCGAACATCGCGAACTTTGAAATCTACATCGACCAGAACGCGCAGGCGCAGACATGGGGCCTTTACGGCGGTACGGGCCGCATCAACGGTGCGGGTCAGACGGGCTCGTCCATCGTGACGAACGGCTGGTCAAACAGCATCACGAACCTCATTCGCGCGGGTGACGTCATCACGTTCGCTGGCGTGTTCAACATCAACCCGCAGTCCCGCCAGTCAACGGGCCAGTTGATGAACTTCCTCGTCACGGCCAACGTGAACTCGGACGGCTCGGGCAATGCGACGATCCCGATTTACCCGGCCATCACGACATCGGGTGCTTACCAGACGGTCAGCGCATCGCCTGCCAACCTTGCTGCCATCACGCAGCTCGGCACGGCGAACACGTCGCTGTTCCAGAACCTCGCGTTTGTGAAGGACGCTTTCGGACTTGTGACCGTTCCGATGGAATTGCCGCAGGGCGTGGACTTCGCAGCCCGCGAGATGTTCCGGGGAATTTCGATGCGAGTGATTCGAGCATACGACATCAACAACGACGTCATGCCTTGCAGGCTTGACATTCTATATGGCGCGGCAACGTTCTACCCGGAACTTGCTTGCAGGTTGACGAACTAAGATGTCGAAGCTTCTCGACAGCACGGCACCATTCAAGCCGATCAACCCTTGGGGCAAGGCGATGCCAAAGCCCCAAGGCGGGTACAACTCGGACCGTCCGAAGTTGTTCCAGATTGCGGTGGATGTGGTTCGTCCCACGGGTGAGATTGAGACAATTCGGGTGTTTCCGAAGATGGAAAAGACCTTCGCGGAAGATTTCCTCGAAGTTGTTTCGCGAGAGATAATCAAGGGCAAAGAGAAGTCTTGGGCAAACCCAAGGCTTGTTGCCGGTTAAACAGGAGTTAGACAAATGCCAGTAGTTACCGCAGCCGCAACCGCAACCGCTGGCCCACGTCAGCTTTCGGACAACAACCCGAGCGGAACCAGCCTTGGCGCATCCGCCACGGACCTGATCAGCTTTTTCAACCAGACCCCGCAGACCCAGCCCACGCTGAACGCCTTGCAGGCTTTCCTGCGCGGTGGTGCAGCCGGGTCCGTCACGACCTATTCAACCACGCAGTCCCCAAGCATCGTGAACACGATCACGGGCGGCGAGCGTGCGATGACGGTCCAGACGGGTACGGGCTTCACCATGCAGCCGGCCACAACCGACCTGTTCTACGTGAACAAGCCGACGGCGCAGGCAGGCTTGGGCGTCTGTAACGTCCGTGTGAGTTCCGCCAACACGGTGCAGGTTGGCTTCCTGAACCCGAGCGCCGGCAACATCACGCCGACCGGCTCGGAAGTTTACAAGCTGGTTGCGGTACGCGGTATCCCGACGGTTGCGCTGACACTCAGCCCGGCCTCGGTTGCGGCGAACTCGATCACGGAACAGCAGTTCACGATTACCCCGACGGCGGCACTCCCTCAGGGCGTCTCGCCGGGCCAGCTTGTCCAGGTGTCAAAGCCAACCAACCAGGCGGGCTTGGACATCGTGGGTTGCCGCGTTGTTTCCAACAACGTCATCGGCATCAGCTTCGCCAACGTGACGGCCGCGCCGATTGTTCCGACCGCTTCGGAAGTCTACACGGTCTTTGCGACGGCCGGTCTCGACGCCCTGAACAACCTCATGCACTACGGCATGAACATGGGCACGATTGGCGCGACGGGTCCGGGCGTGGTCATCACGGGTGGCTCGACCACCCTGACGGGCGCACTTGCGACGGACATGCTGGTTGGCATCCAGAAGCCAACGCTTCAGGCGGCCGCGACGAACGCCAGCATGGTGTATCCGGGCGGCTCGGTCTTCACGGCTGACACGTTCACGCTTGGCACCTTCGGTGTTGGCACGGGCGGCACGCTGACGGGCTCGGAAGTGTACGGCCTCACGGCTTATCGCCTGAACCCGACGGGCCCGATCAGCGTGTTCACGCAAGCCCTGACCCCGGTCAGTGTTGCGGCGAATACCACGGCCGAACAGACGTTCAGCATTTCCAGCCCGAACCTGCTTCCGGCCGGCTCGAGCGTCTGGATCAACAAGCCGTCATGGCAGGCGGGCCTTGGAATTGCGGGCGTCCGCGTTTCTGCGGCGAATACGCTGGCTGTGACGTACATCAACACGACTTCGGCGGCGATTGTCCCGACTGCGGAAACGTATGTCATTGGCGCGTTGAACCAGGTTGCGCCGGGCGCGGGTAACTGCGTGTACCAGCACACGGCAGCCGGTCTTGAGCGCACGACAGCCTTTGTACAGGCGCTTCGCGCGGCCCTGTCTTCGGCCACCGGTGGTCTTGGCCTCTTTAACGGTACGTAGTAGGTTAGGGGTGGCCGCTCTTTTCTCCTCCGTTGGGAGCGGTAAACTTGGAGCCCGGGACGAGTATTCCCGGGCTCATTTCCCAGAACAAGGAACCCCTCATGTCACATCAAGAATTCCCGAAATGGATGGCTCACCCTCACGCGCAGAAGTCGGTTCCCGTCAAGACGGAACCGGGCGCTCCGGACAAGGGGCTGTTTTCGTCAGGCTACCAAGGCACGGTCGAGAAGTTCCCACCCGTCACGGTGAACAATGAAGACGAAGAAGCGGAATACGTCTCGAAAGGCTACGCGGAAGCGGGCAAGAGCAATCCGTGGGCCTTTAACGACGCCCAAGCCACTCCAACCCCTCCCGGCTACGAGCCCGTCCAATACCCCAAATGGGTCAACGGGACGTTGGTCAATAACGTTGCAGAGGAAGCGGCTCTTAACCCGGCTCCGGTTGTGGTGGCTGAAGTCGTGGGAATGGCAGATGAGGCTGTTCCGGTCCCGGTAAAGAAGCGTCCCGGCCGCAAGCCGAAGGTTCAGACTGATGGAGCGGCTGGCGTCGCATGACAACCGCACTGGACCTCATCACGGACAGCCTGCAATTGCTCGGGGTTTACGCCCCGGGCGAGACGGTCACGGACGCAGACGCGCAACGTGGCCTGAACACGCTCAATCAGATGATGGATCAGTGGTCCAACCTCTCGCTCGTCACGTATGAGGTGCTTGAGCAATCGGCCACGCTCGTTCCGGGCACGCAGTCTTACACCATCGGCACTGGCGGGGTGTTCAACATGACCCGCCCGATTCGCCTCCTGGACGGCCCCGGGCGGGCTTACGTTCTCGACACGAACGGGAACAGCTATGACCTGAACGTGGTTGACCGGGCGTACTGGAACCAGATCGGGAACACGAGCCCGACCGTGGTGACGAGCAATTTCCCGAACACGCTGTTTTACGATCCGCAGTACCCGCTTGGCGTGATGTGGTTCTACCCGACGCCATCCATCAGTTACACGGCGTATTGGGACAGCATGTTGCAGTTGTCACGCTTCACGAGCCTAGTGAGCGTCCTGAGCCTGCCGCCCGGCTATGAAGTGGCGATTGTGAGCAATCTGGCCGTCAGGCTGAAGCCGTATTTCCTGAGTGCTGCGCTTGATCCGGAAGTGGCCATCCTCGCCACGATGTCGCTTGGCGACCTGAAGCGGTCCAATCTGAAGCCGATGCGGGCTCAGTTTGATGGCGAGATCGTCACGAAGTCGCGTGGGGTCTACAACCCATATACTGACGGCCAAGGCGGCGGGACACGGTGATCCATGAAAAGCCCATTCCTCGGAGCCTTTAGCGTCAGCCGAAGCCGCGATCTGTCCGACTGCCAATGCATCAACCTGTTTCCGGAATATGTCGAGACTGCGCAAGGCAAGGAAGTCGGCGCGCTGTACATGACGCCCGGCCTCACGCTCAAGGCGACAGCGGGCGCAGGCCCCATTCGCGGGCTGAAGACGTGGCAGGGCAACCTGTACGCGCTCACGAACAACACGCTCGTAAAGTTCGATACGGCCTTCAATCAAACCAGCCTCGGCACCGGTGGCAACACGCAAGGCTCCGTCTCGTTCGTGGCGAACCCGACGCAGATTGCGTACTTTGACGGCGTGGGCGGCTTTTCGTGGAACGGGACGACCTTTGCGAGCATTTCCCTCCCGTTCGTGACGCCCGGCATTGCGACGGAACAGGACGGCTTCGTCCTCGTCAACCAGAAGTCAAGCAACAAGGTCTGGCAATCGAACCTCAACGACCTGACGACATGGAACGCGCTGAACTTCACGTCAGCCGATGCCCGACCAGAGAACGTACAGGCCATCTTTGACTTGAAACGGCAGGTTTACGTCTTCAAGGAAGCCAGCACGGAAATCTGGGTGAACCAAGGCAACCCGGGCTTTGTATTCCAGCGCATTGAGGGTGTCTTCATCGAGCAGGGAACGGTTGCCCCGTTCAGCATTGCCAAGGGCGGGGAGAGCCTTTTTTGGCTGTCACAGTCCGAAAACGGCGGCAACATGGTCCTGATGACGGGCGGTGTGCAGCCAGAGCGGATCAGCACGCACGCGCTCGAGTACAAATTCCGGCAGTACAGCACGACATCGGACGCCATCGGCTACTGCTATCAGGACGAAGGGCACCTGTTTTACGTTCTCACGTTCCCGACCGCGGGCGAGACGTGGGTTTATGACGCCACCTATGGGC